GCACGTGGATCTGTCCAGCCTAATGAGTAACGCTCTGTTGCTTTGTAACGCATAGAGTCAGTCTCAAAATCGCCTTCCATAGATTTCTCTAAACCACGACGCATAACGATTTTCAAGCCTTCTGGCGCGTCTGTTTTCACCCACCAAGCGGTGTTTGAAGTCAAACGAGACATGTTAGCTTGACCACCAGCTAATAGACCCATTGATTTAATCGGGTTCAAGTCGTTGTCTGCAGTACCAGCTTTTAATACGCTGTTTAGCAATACTTCACCTTGGAACACGTTAGATGGGCTTAATACTAGTTTTTGTGGTACTAAACGGATACGTTTACCGTTGTTGTCCACTGCCTGACGGATTTGAATCAACATTTGCTCTAATGATGTTTGTGACAAAGCAGCTGCAGTAGTTAACTGGTTGCTGAATGTACCATTCACAATTGGATGTGAAGCGTTGATCAATGAAACACCGTCGCCACCTTGGTAAGCGTTATTGAATGAATTATTCAATACGTTAGCTGCCAAGGTTTCTTTTGTCTCAACCAAAGATTGAGCTAAGTGACGAGCGTATGTTTGACCGATACGGATATGGTCGCCATCTTCTACCAAGACTTTAGTCAAGGCAAAAGCTAGGCCATATACTTTGTACCAGTAGCGTTGTGCGAATAACACACCACCAGATTGGTAAGTAACAGCCATACCATCAGGCAACTCAGGAGCTGCACCGAAGCCATACAATACTGGCTCTTCGTGGTAGTTACGTTTGATACCTTGAACCTCATCAAACACGCCTTTCCACTCGTCAGCACGTTGGCTGTAAATACCGTCAAAACTTTCGTTAAGGATCGGCTCAACAATGGACCTAAAGTCCGTACTTCTCATTGGGGTTGCCATTTGTCAGACCTCCTTAGATTGACGCTGTTGGATACTTGTAAGCGTGTTCGTTGATACGAACATACGCAACAACATAAGCATCTGTTAGCGATTGGTTAATGTTAGTAGCGAAGCCAGTGATTTGGAACTGACCAGTACCTGAACCTTCGATGGCGCCTAAATAAGCGTCTGAAAGACCTGTACGAGTTGAACCACCTGGAGCTGTGAAACCAGTCCAGTCAGCTTGCTCACCCACGGAAGTTTGAACTGAATCAGTACCAGCAGTACCTGGATTTGTGTATTGAGTTTCAAACAATGTTTCTGGATCATCGAACACGTAAGCAATGATTTCAGTAGCAGTACTACCACCAATCCAGTATGGAGAGATAGAAGGCTTGCCGGTTGAATCACGGTACTCAACGCCAGCCAAAGTACCAAGCAATGTTACGCCTGCCACTGTACCTGTACGAGAACCATCTGATGTACCCAATTGGATAACACCGTCGTTTGTTAACTTAACAGGATCATTTGAAAAAATGTTCGTTGCATAAGTCGATGTAATTGTATAAGCTTTCGGGCGAATCTGACCACTGTTGTGGAAAGAAGGGCGGAAGCCAAAAGGTGCGCTTGTTGAAGGCATCTTAATACTCCTTAGAAAAAATAAAGTTAGGTCAAGTCAAATTGAGCTCGACCAGCATTTTTCCTCAAGTCCTGTGTACCATCACCTTCAAACAAACGACTGCCAGTAGTTTCTGCATCGCGTTTAAGGAACTCGGAAGTGTCCGTCAACTTTTCTAGCTCACGCAAAGGGGCATCGTGGTGCGCCTCTTGCATGTACTTCTCATAAAGAGAAAGTGGTAGCTTGAATGCGAGCATTTCGTTAACCCCAATAAAGCCGACCCATTCACCTGTCTTGACAGATGTGGATTCCCAGCCAGGAATGTCTTCTGGCTTAATGGCTTCGTAACCCAACCGCATACGCATATTGATCGTATCTCGTGGGTTTGTAGTGGTCAACCAGCATACGTGGTATCCAGGTATTTTTGGTAGATCAGGAAGTGAAGATTGAAAGAACTGTTGCCGAAATATATCTAGACGGTCTGCATCCGAGATTTCACGATTCTCCGTGACAGCACGATTTTCCATCGCGCGATCTCCACGACCATCACCTACACTTTTCTTTAAACGTTCATCATTTGTATTTGTCATTACTTGCTCCATTCAGCAATTGATTAGAATTATGTTCTAATTTTTATAAAAAGAAAACTACTATTTTTTAACTCTTGTTAGCACGATCGTATTCTGCGTACTTTTTAACGTAACGCTGACGCAATACTGGATCATCCCAAACGCCTGCCTCTTGTAAGGCTGCCTTGCGTTCAGGGCTAATGTAAACCTCTTTGCGTGTTGATACTGGCGCGTGTTCACGACCAGAACCTACAGCAGGGCCACCTGTCGGTTTGCGTGCTGCCTTGAACTTCTCTGGCAGACGACGCTTAACGCGATCATGCAACTCATCCCAGTACTCTTCGGATCGAGGGTCAAAACCTTCTTGCGCTAGCTTGTTATCTATAGCAAGCACAATGGCCGAGTCTTCATCCTTGCCTGAAGGGTCGTACCAACTGTTCTCTTCCATAAACTCTTTAGCGTAGTGCACAACCTCAGTATCAACCTGTGGCTGACGTGGCGCCTGAGCTTGCTGAGATTGTTGTTGCTTGTACTGTGTCAACTGCTGCGCTTTAAGCATGGCTTGATCACGGTAACGCATAGCCTGTGCAACGTCTTCACCATTACCAGCCTCAACCGCGCGAGCAATAATCTTCTCAGACGTCTCAACCTCATACACGGCCTGCTGTATTTGTTGGTCAATCTGACTTAAGTTTGTTTGTTGGGTGTGTGTCTCAACAGCACCAATACGACGCTCTAGCTCATCGTTGCGGCTACGTAGGAAGTTTAACTCAACCTTATCGCGGCCGATGGCCTTATCGCGGCGCTCTTTACGTTCTTTTTTCTCTAGTCGACGGCGTTCACGAATTGCTTCGCGGTCGTCTTCACTACTAGCGTCGCTCTCTTCTTCGGATGATTTTAAGGTACTTTCCTCTTCCTCATCGTCTTCGTCAAGCGGATTGTCAACGGCTACATACTCCGCATCCTTTAGCTCGTCCTCATCGTCTTCGATGAGCGATTCAACTTCTTTTTCTTTTGCCATACCTAGCTCCTTTATCAGCTATAAGAAAGCACGAATCGCTAATGGGTCAACTGTTACCTTACCTATTAGATCCGTGTCTTTAAAAATTACGAACATTGCGGTCGTGTCTTTATCAATGCGCACTTCCCAACGATCACCACCATACTTGGCGACTCGAACAAAGTCACCCTTCTCACACCAAGCGCCCTCAGGCCATAACTCCATACTGTTACGGTTCTTGAAGGCCAATGGCCCCACTGTTACTACCTTACCTACCTGTGTGTTCCACTTCTCGGTCTCTGTAGTTTCAGCGTTTAAAATAATACCGCCTGCTGTTTTTAACTTCGGTGCTCTAATTTGCACCAAAACATAACTCCCAAAAGGTGTTATTCCTGGGTCTGCACTTGGAAACGCATCATCCAGCGTTTGATCAGACATCATCGTTATCCTCTTTAATTGTTGACAAAATTACTTCTATAGCACGCTCAATTCCAGCGTACATCCCCACCATGCGCCCGTATTCAAACGCATCATGTGAATTTGGTGTACGAAGCGCAGCTATTGCCAACTCTTGCTGCGCGTTCGTTAATAAATTTAAAACCTTATCGATCGTCATTTCTTATTTGTCCGATTCTCATAGTCCTGTCTGCACCCAACGCTACACCATCGGGCCCCATTTACTGTACTATCTAAGCAATTCAAACATACATTGCTTGTCGGTATCGTTAGATCAAGCTTATACTTAGATCTAATTAAATCCTCACGCTCTTGGCGGTCCTGACTTAAGTCCGCGTCGTCCATAAGTTACTTAGGGATTGATTGTGTTTTAACTGGAGTGCCTGGTAATGACTTACCGTCCAACTTAGCGCCCATCGCTATGCGTTGGTGCTGTGACACGCCTTGTGAATCTTTGCAATTGCATTTATCTGTTGTTGCCATTTTGTTGCTCCTTAAAAGTTAGGATTTGGGTTAATGCCTGTACCAGTTGATACGTCTACCTTGTTGCCACTTAGTATTTCAGCAGCGGCAAGGTCCTTAGCTGTGGCGTTATCTTCCTGGTTCATTTGCAAGCGTACTCTTAACTCGGCCTGCTTGCGCGCATCTTCACGATCTTGTCTTAGCAATTCAGTCTGCATGTCAAGTTCGTCTTGGCGAAGCTGCAAGTTAGCTTGAACAGCATCACGTTGAGCTTGAGTTTGCGCCTGAACCTGATCACGCTGACCTTGCGCCTGTATCTTCATCTGATCAGACTGTGAACGTTGAGCAATCGCTTGTTTTTGAACCTCTGCTGCAATTTGCGTAGGATCTTGTGGTTGTGGTGGTTGCATTTGTTGCGCTTGCTCGTACGCGCTGCTTACGATTTGCAAGAACTCAGGCGGAATCGCTTGCTCAATAGCTTGTTGAATCTCAACGGCTGCTTGCGCTTCTATCATCGCGTCGTCTTCGCCTAACATACCACTATCGCTTGCTGCCTCTAAGCCTTTTCTGCTTATCTTCATGTAGTGCATTAACAAGTGATCCTTGATGTGCGCGACAATAGCCGGCACAAACATAGGCGCAATGATTGGATTTTGACCAAACATAGGTGACTGTAAGAACGCCAAGTGTACGCGCAAGTGAGCGATGTGCTCTTGCTCAGGCAACGCGCCAATTGGCTTGCCAACTGAGGCCGCGAAGTTCTCCTGTATAGGATCGATGTCCTTAGGCTCAGGTTTTGGTATTAATAGCTCTGAACCCTCTGGTATTTTCAACTGTTTTAGGAACAATTCCTCAACTTTACGCACGTCATACAGCTGCGGCAACGCCATCGCGCGCTGCTGTACCGCCTGAACCTGCGCAAAACGCTGTGTTTCACTGAAAATATTAGGGTCTGAGACAGGAATAACGTCCATCGGACCGTCAAAGTCAGACGGATCCACCATCTTCTCGCCAATTTCATCTAACACCATCTCGTCTGTCAAGTACGCAGAGTTTAGGCGGTGCATTACCTTCAATACCTGCGCCATTGAGTTGTGTAAACGTGAGTGGATGGATGAGAACACCACCATACCCTGCTCAATCAACGCTAAAGTCGTGCCAACCGGCATGTTTGGGTTCTGATCTGACAGTTTTTCGAACGATGTTTGAACCACGCCCTTACCTGAGTCGACCAAGAAGCCTAGCAACTGCATCAACACAGCGCTTGGTGGGTTGAACGGCATGGGCATTGCAATCTTGCGCACGTCGTCTACATTAATTCCGCCATCTAACTCAATGACCTCGGTTGGTTGTGGGTTTACATTTTGACCGTTAGGACCACCTTTGAGCTTGAGCAGCGTCGGAATATTTGATATGTGCGCGGAGTCAAGCAACGCGCGCAATGCGCCAGTGGCTGCACCAGACAGGCCACCGATCATGTGTGTTAGACCAATTGGGTACGCGCCGCGCCAGGGTACGAATGGGAACTCAACGATAGAGACCAGTGGCTCCTTGATCGTTGCGTCACTCTCTGCCCAGTTACGGTACACGGCCAAGCACTTCTCTGTGGCCTTGTCAACGGTAATCACATAGGGTAAGAACTCGTCACCCTCAAGGTCAGCCGCAGTGGTGATCTCAAACACTGTGCGTAGGCCATCCTCGTTGTAAGAGTCGTCCTCGCGGCCTTCGATCTTGTCGTTGGCCTTGGTGGCCTTAGAGTAGTCGATATCGTCTGGCATGCCGAGGTCAACCTCGCGGTACATGCCTGAGCGTACACGCTTCTCGTACTCGTACTTGGTAATGTACTGGACGTGCGTCTTACGCTCGGCCGTGTGAAAGTTAGACGCCGCGAACGGTAAGTAAACATCGTCAACTGGAATGAACACTGACTCAATACGATTGAGGTCGTTGTTCCAGAATAGTTTCATGTACTGCACGCCACCTAGCGGCAGCTGTGTCGTTAGCTGCTCAAGCTCAGAGCGAAACTCTAGCATCTGCTCGGTAAGCTGCCAGTTCATGTACTTGGCCTTACGCTCAGCCTTCTCTAGCTTAGCCTTGTCTTGCTTGCCTATGATCTTACTGCGCACTGGGCCGTTCGATGGGAACAGCTCCTTCATGGCTCGCGCTGAGAAGTCAACGCAGGCCTCTGTCATTAGTGGGTGAACAACCTTGTTGGCTCCAGTAAATTGCGCACCACCTGGAGCGTCATCACCAAGACCAGTACGACGAATGCCCTCTTCATATTGCTCATCCCTTTTCTTACGTGCGTCCTTGTCACGCTTAATCTTATCCATAAGGTCGCTTACAACAGCGGCCAAGTCCTTTGGATTGATGTCGTCAACGATGTTGGCAAAGTGCGCACTCTGGCTTTGATGGTCCTCTTCGTTCTCAAGCGCAACCATCGCTCCACCGTCGTCGGTGTCGCGTACGTCTGAGGACTCTTCATCTAGCTCAACGGTCTCACCCTTTAGTTCTTCCTCATCGTCCATCATGTCTTTAGCCATTTACTGCTCCGTTATCTAAACTCGTACATAGCATCATAGTCTACCTCGCCACCTTCTGCAAATGCTGGCTCATCTTTTTTAAACTCGTACATCTCATCGTAGTCAAAATCATCTGTCTCAACCTCGCCGCCCTCTGCGTAGTCTGGCTCCTCGTACTGAGGCAGCATCTTGGATGAGCGTTTGCCGTACTCGGCTGATCGTCTTTGTATCTCGGCCTCGGTTGCGCGTCTGCCGCGCTCCTTGATACCAGCCTCAACGCCGGCCATGTTCTCGTAGTAGTCTCCGACGGCGTCGCTCTTAGGACCGGTGAACGGTGAGAAGAAGTAGTCTGTGTATTGGTAGGCCTTGCCCATGTCTCTAGCCACGTCAGCTGGGACGTCTTGTCTGACGCCGAAGTCGTAGCCACCGCCGTAGTTCAACGCCACATCAAGCGGTGAGCGGTTCACTCGTGAGTTGCCGACCGTGTCTAGGTAGTTCTTCTTAAGCTCGCTCGATAACGCGTCAGGGTACTTGCCGTGCTCGACCGCTTGCTTGTTGTACTGAATGCGGTACTTGGCAGCCTTAGCTAGCAGCTTGGCCTTGTCTAGCATTGACAGGTTGGCGAACGGGTCGCTAACCTTGCCGCCCTCTGCGAAGTTCTTGGTGTAGTTGACGCCCTTGTAGTAAGGCGACACGTTAACGCCAACGCTTGACTGGCTGCGTGGGTCGGAACGGTAAACAGATAAGTTTTTGTATTGAGGCGACACGTTAAACCCTACCGTTGCCTGAGTGCGTGGGTCGGTGCGGTAAGCAGACCAGCCTTTCGCTAGTGGCTGGCGGCCAACGCCGTACTGCACACCGTCGTCTGTCATGTAACGAGCGCGTAGCTCGCTGATGTCGTCACGCTTAATCTTACGTGCCGGTACGGTCTCTGTGTAGCCATCGTCGTAGGTGTAGGTTTGAGCAGGCAGCTTAATTATTTCGCCATCTTTGGTAACGCCAAAGCCGTACTTGTTTAGGATGTCAACGTCGGTGCTAAAGTTGTAGTGGCTACCTGACGCGCCCTCTCTGTCAAAATTTCCGTAGTCGCCTGACGCTCTAACGTTCAAGCCGCCCTCGTCCATGTGTACTGGGCCGCCCTTGCCAAACGCAGGTAGTCCTTGGTTCATCACGTAGTCACGTATCTCTGGCGTGATCTCGAAGCCCATTTGCTCAGACACGTTGTTGCCAAGTTGCACGCCGATAGGTTTAACGCGCTCCGTTACACCCATTGACTTGAGTATGTCGTTGGCCGTGCTGGGTATAATCTGATCGTAGTATGTCTTCATGCCCTCGCCGCCGACTTGTAGATCCAAGCCAGACAACGTCCTTGGTTGTGGTGGGGCGTCAACGTCGCCGTATATTGACGGCTGTGCCTCCCAACCTACGTTAGTGCCTGCTGGCGCATCAGCGCCCTCGCTCTTAACAATCTTCTCTGCTATGTCTTTACCTAAGTGTTCAGCAAGCTCATCCTGCGTTAGGCCTTCTTTTGAAAGAACCTCTTTGCCGCCCTTTATCGCTGAAAAGCTGTAGGTGCCGTCAGGGTTCATACTATGATTTATGCTATCAATCTGCTTAGCCAGGTTGTAACGATCAGCCTGCTGCGCGCCAGTGGTCCAGGCCAAATGGCTTTGCCCCTCGTCAACCGCGCGCTCGATGGCCTTCTTCAAGCCTAGCGCAGTCCAGTCGCCTGTGTCTTCGACGTATGGGCCAGATGGTACGCCCTTCGGTGTAGGGATATCGCGCAACGCATCGTCTAGTTGGCGCATACGTTGACGGATATCAACGGGGCTCTCTCCACGCTCACGCATCGCAGTGGCTTCTTTAGCCAAGGCGTCCATCTCCGCCTTTATTTGTGCACGGCGCTCTACATGCAAGTCTGGTGTTAAGAACCCTTTCTTTCTACCCTGCTGCGCCCAGTCTGACTGCAGCTCCTCTAGGAAGAGCACGTCCTTGTTGTCAGGTGTAAGCTTAATGTTGGTGCGCAGGTGAGCCAAGACGTTGGGCTCGTCGAAGTGACCAGACCTAAAGTTAGATGGGTCACGGAGTATGTCGGCGGGGTGAGGCTGCTCGTACTCACGCACCACCCAGTTAGGGTTGTTGTTGAGCTTCTCAAGCGTGCGTGGCGACATAGGTACCGTGCCACTAGCTAGCAATTGCCCATTTTCGTCGGCAATCTCAAAGACTTTCTGCATTCTGATTGAGGGTGAGCTTGTGTTTGCAGGTAGATGGATAAGCGTCTCGGTGTAGTCCTCGCCGCCTGGCAGCACGTACTTGCCGTACTGGGTCTCATCGATACCATAGCCATCAGCGCGGAGGTTCTTGGTATTAATCTTAGGTGAGTTCTCTTGAATGTGTTTGACGATGTCCGCCTTGGACAACTTAGGTTGCCGCGCTAGTAGCTCGTCTAGCTTGATTGCTAGTGCTTCCTTCTTCGCGGCCTTGGGTGCGTTGGCCTTGATGTACGCTGCCCACTGTGAGCTAGGCATTGACTCTAGCTTGTGCGCAATGATCGTTCTCTCTAGTGGAGAGAACATGTTCTTGATCTTGTTGAGTGCGCTAACTGGGCTTGGCATAGCATTCCCTAAAAAGGATTGGCTTTGCGCGATTTTAACTCATATCAAATTAAAATACAACTAAGCAGCGTACGGATTGCTTCTTTCTTTTGGTGGCACGTAGCTGTCATCACTTTGGTTGCTGTCGATGTTAAGCATGCGCGTGTCACGCAAGTAGATCAGCGCCTGCGTCATGCTGTCGACCATGTCGTCGTGCTCGCCGTTGGGGAAGATCATCAGCTCGTGCATCATCGCGTCTGTCCATGACGGTGCGCGGCCTGGGTTCTTCTTCGACTCAGGCAGGTACACCAGGCCAGACTCAAGCAAGGGCGCGACCGAGTGAACGCGAGTCACTTTGTCAGCTCGCCCTGGATTGTACGGGTGACACGGCACGCCGCTGCGACGCAGGTCTTGCATCAAGCTAATGCCTGAGCCCTTCTCCTCGATCAGCACCACGTCGACCGTCTTGTCCTTGTCGCCGTACTTGGACCGGTACTCCTCGCCCATCTTCTTACGCAGGTCGGGGTAACCGAGGTGCTCCTTCCAGCAGTCAAGCAACACAACAGACTTCCCGTTGGCGTGATTGAACACGCCCCATGTACTGCAGGCCGTTGGGTCGTTCTGTGTCTTCTCGGTGAAGGCCGTGTCGTAAGACTGCACGACGTACATGAGCTTAGGCAGTGGGTCATTGGCCGACAAGAGCTTGAACCAGTCACGCTTGATGATACCACCAGCGGCCGGTGACGGGCGTTGCTGCAGCTGGCCCGATGTGCCGTACTCGCCAAGCTGAGTCTTGAGCTCGTCGATCTCTTTCATGCCGAAGCGGCCCTTCCACAGCAGCTCACCGTCCTCGGTACGTGGGTCGTAGTTGCCTAGCGTGGTCTTGCTGCGTCTACCCTTCTCGAACTGCGCCGGCAAGCAGAGGTGATCCCAGCCGCCCTGCCTGAGCACGTGGCCAGAGAGGTCGTTCTCGTGCAGCCGTTGCATCACGATCACCTTGCAGCCGGTCTTCGGGTTGTTGAGACGCGTGCTCATCGCTTGGTCCCACCACTCAAGCGTGGACTAGCGCATCGTGTCTGACTGCGCCT